TGTAGTAAATCTTCTACATTCATTTATAATTCTTTGCGGTTAATAAAGTAACAAATTAGATTAGTGAGGGTCGCAATCTCATAATCTGGGATAATTTGCTCTAGCCAAAGAGTATCGAGTGATACACTTTAGTTCCTAAGAATTGCGACCCTCTGGCTACAACAAATTTATAAAAAAATTATATCACAAAAAAACCTAAACCTACATTAAAAAAACTAAACCTACCCCTTTTATTTTTTAGAGGGTAGAGAGAGTGGAGGTGTATATGTGTGTATCTACACACTATACACACCACCCACTTAATCCCCCCTTAAAAAAGAAGCTTTTAAAAAAGAATATGAAAATTTAGCAAAAAAAATAATAGTTGAGGTGTGTACCAGAGCAAAAAGCCCTAGTAATCAAAATAAGAGGATATACGAGAGAGGGAATATATAGTGAAGATTATCGAGAATATTTGTATTATTGGATTTTCCATTTGTTTCTCCTTAATAGATTATACAATGAAACTGCTTGTAGTTAATGTTGATTTTCCATAGCTTGAATAATGCCAAGTAGCATAAGAGAATGCATCAAAAATATCATCATGGTAAGCATGTTTTTTATTAGGCATGCCATTATCATCGAATACATGCTTTTCTAGAGTCTCTAAGAGCTTCTTGCACTTATCGGATACAAACACTCGTCTTGTTTTATCTGTTGCACATACGAGACTATTACAAGCATTAACACGGTCTATCACATTAGGATTTTTTGTTAAGTTCTGAATCTTGAACCCACTATCTCTAATAATAGTAATATCAGTTTTTCCACCTGCACTTGAACGATTTTGTGTTCCACTTGCATCAGTATGAAATAACTTCTTATGTTTAGGATATCTATGCTTAATAGCTTCCATAAGTTCCGCTGTGTTAAATGAACCAAAGAACTCATCCACGGCATGAAGAGTATCACCTCTTTTGACAAAAACAATACACGGCATGAGATTGATATTAAAATCCACACCAAATATAAGTGTATCATGCTCTGTAATGGCTTCTATGGACTTATTAAGCTCTCGGTTGAAGTTTGGTACTACTAAGCCAGTAAACGACACAAAGTCCGCTAAATACTCTTGGTTAAAACTTCTCTCATCCATATCATTTCTAGCTGCTATTATTTCCTTATCAGTTACATAGCCACCGTCTAAAGTTGTGAATTGCCAAGATGTCCACTCTTCATTGCTCTTCGCATTGTTATACAAATCATAGAAGTATGAGCGACCTTTTGGTGAACTAATTAAAACCGCCCAGCCTAACTTATCAGATAGAGCAGGACGAATAACTTGCATCCATACATTTTCAGGGTCACGAATCGTTGCGAACTCATCTAATACAATACCATCTAAAGACACACCCCTCATGGTGTCGGGACGGTCAGCACCCTTTAAAAAGATTCTAGTACCGTTTATTAGTTCAACTTCTAACCGTGATTCGTTTATCTTCTTAGCTAAACCGTTTCGTACTTTGTCTTTTAGTATTTCCCATAAAATCTGTCTCGCTTGTGCAAAGGTAGGAGCTACAAAGAATAAGTTTTGGTCTGGTTTGTCAAAAGCCTTGGTGAGAATTATAAAAGTAGATAGATAACTCTTGCCATATCTTCTGCCTGCAGCTATAACCTTGAATCTTGACATATCCCTAAATATTGTAGCCTGAGTTTTTTTAAGATTTTTATCTACATTAAATTTAATTTTTGTAATCATTTATTTTTTATTCCAAGGTGTGTTGCCTTTTTTAAAAGTACCTTTGTTTGGATTTTTACTATTGTATTCAGAACCTAATTTGTCATTAACACCCCATGTTACAAGTTGAATGTTGTCTAGTGTATATCCTATTGAATTTTCTAATCTATCAAAACTTGGAGCTTTGTATTTATCATATCCGCTATCAACCCATTCTTTATGAAGCTTTAAATACAATTCTGAACACATATATTTCTCTCTTAGTTCACAAAGTGTATATGATGGTTTTTCATGCCCTCTCTTCTTGGATGCTGATAGTTGGTGAGAGTATAACCGAACAAACAATCCCTTAACAGTTCTTTGTCTTGCCGTGGACTGCTCTGTCTCGCATTTCTTACAATCGTTCTTATATCCACTCTTCATTGTTTTTCTTTTTCCGAATTGA